TCAGGCTTCGTCTGGTTCTGAGCAGTGGCGAACCCTGAGGCTGTTCTGCTGGATCGAGTGATCGAGCTGCCTGATGCAGATATCGATCGCCAGATCTCGTGTGCGTGTGTTCGCCCATTCCTGCCCGGCCAGCATCTCGATGAGGTCCTGATGGCCATTCTCGTTGACCAGCATGCCGTGCCGAACGGTGAGGGTGCGGCCCTGCAGACTCAGCTGCACCGGATCCCGGCCCGTCAGCGACGCCCCGGCTGCCAGCAGGCAATCGATATGATCGCGCAGCGCATGCAGCGTGCGGCGCTCGTCGGGTGGGTAGCTCACCGCGACTCTCCTGTCCCTGGAAAGATAAAAAGACGATTGTGATGAATTTCGCATTCGTCTGCGATGGCGTTTTGATATCTCAGGTGCGGCAAACTGCCGCATATGTGCTTGCTAGGCGGAATTGGCGGGGCAGGACAATGGCGGAAGGCAGTGGGAGTCGAACTCGTTTTTTGCCTTTGCAGTGATCGGCTATCGTCGGCTTTGCTGGGCCTGCCGCATGTGTGTACCAGCTTTGTTCCGCTCTGGACCGCATTGATTTCGACACTTTATCGACACGGCAAGGGTACAAAGGGTGCTCAAGGTCGCGCGCGGGGCAATCTATGGGTTGGGATCAATTTCAGGCTTTCCTAAGATGTGTATAAGCATCCTGCCTCTCTTGGAATAGAGACTCCAAAGAGAAGCGGGCAAAGCTTTACACTAGTCCCGTTTTGTGTTGCGCCAAACCGCGCTGAACTATAGCGGCACCATATTAGTAAATAATCTAGGAGCCAACATGCCCTTAGCCACAATCGACATCACAAAATGCATACAAGATCATCAAGACATCGGTAGTAATAATGACCTTTCCGTCATGCGCTCCCGAATATTTTTCTCTATGAGCATCAACGGTAAAAAAATAGAGGATCTGTATGTAGATATATCGCAGCCCTATGGCACGCACTACGCCAGCGAGCTCATTGAAGTCGGCCGCCCAGTTGGCTATGACGGTCCATTCGCCCACCAAGCATTCAGCAATGAAATTGAGGCATATTATCGCAAGCTCGTAGGTGAGGGGGCTTCAGTGATCTCCATTGGGGGGGGAGTCGATATAAGAATGTCGAACAATACGTTCGTTGTTCCTTATAGCTTCAAAATTGAAATCGACAACAACTCAGCGGGCGGCTGGTAAGTTACTGATAAGTAGATCAAACTGTTTGCTTATTTACCCGGACGGGTTAAAGCCCGTCCCTTTACCAGACTTAATGTCCCAACTTGGCAAACTGCGCTCGGGCATACCATCGCCTAGCTACGTTCCGTGTGATTGCTATCCCGCGCTGGGTTGGCTCAAGTTTCGGTTGGCTTCGTCATAGTCGGGGCTGGTCTGGCCTACCTCTGGGGCGATCTGGCCGCTTGCCAGCCAAAGAGCGTACTGAGGAAAGATCTTCACCAGTACGTCTATCTCCTCTGTGCTTACTCGAACAACTCCCTTGCTAACGCTTCTCCAGCGTTCGTAGTCCCCGCCGTGCTCGCTCGTTTTTTTCGGCCCCAGCTTCTTGAGAAGAAGCCTAGCCCTATCAGCCGCTGTCATTCGATAGACGATCATCATTGGGAAATTATTGACCATCATAGGTGAATGGTAAATAATTCCTCCGTGGTTAATAGTTTCCCAGTTGCCGCTGGGGAGATACAGCAGAGCATAGTGGAGTAAAGCGGATGGATACGGAAGGTTTTGACCCGCAAAAGCTGCACGGCGCCCCGCCCCTGATGCCGTGGCCGAAGTTCGCCGAGTGGATCGGCATGGGCGACGAACCCATCGTGGTGCGCACCTGGTTGGAACGTGGCTACCTGCCGTCGCAGAAGGTGGGCAAGCGCACGATGGTCAACGTGGCCCTGCTGCATCAGCAGCTTCTCGAACAGGAGTGGACGCTATGAGCAAGGCAGACGACAGCCTCGACCTGTGCAGCATCAAGACCTTTGCCGAAATGAGCGGCGTATCGGTTGAGGAAGCCATCAACTGGGCCGACTCAGGCGTCATCCCGAGCCTGAAGCTGGCCGACTTCCGCATGGTCAATCTGGCCCGCCTGCGCGACGACCTGCTCAAGGGCAAAACCGAGTTTCAAGCGGGGGACTACAGCCATGTCTAAGCCACTACAGGACGCCACCAAAGCGCTCAGCTACATCGGCCAGACCGTCCTCGTCGAACTGCGCTGGGAAGACGACAACGAACTACTGTGGCGCTGCTATCACATCGTTGGCGCCGTGCTGCCCGTGCCGGGTGTGTTCGATACCGGCTACTTCCTGACGGTGCCGTTCTGCGGCAGCGTGGATTTCCCCGATGAAATCTACTTCGACAGCATTCGCACCATCCAACCGATGCGCCAACGCGACAGCCACGGTGCCGGCAAGGTGCTGGGGCATATCGCGCTGCCGGAGCCTTCCGCCCCGTTGCGCGATCTGGCCGCGTGGGAAGCTGCGATCACCGAAGGAGAACGCCGCCATGCGTAAGCCCTTCGCCGTGGATGCTGCGACCGCGTTTGACTATGTGGGCCAGACGGTACTGATCGAAACCCAGTGGGACGAAGAGCCGGCGTCGTTCTGGCAATGCGTGACCATCGCCGGTGTTGTGCTGCCAGTCGATGGCATGAAAGGCGCGCCGTGCTTTCTGGCCGTCGAACTCAGCTCAGCGACGCAGGAAGCCAGCGAGATCTACTTCCACAACATTCGCACGATCAGGGTGATGCGGCACCGCGACCGGCGTGGTTCCGGCAACGTACTGGACCGCGTCGCCCTTCCTAACCCTGCAAGGTCAGGGGCCGCGCTCCCGGCTCGTCGGAACGGCCACGTTCCGTCGAACGGAAGCACGGGCGCAGCGCACCCTTGACCCTGCACGCCCATGACCAGCCTATCGCGGGGAGTGTGGGGTAGCTTTTCCACCCCACGCTCCCGAGCCCTCGGCGGCAAGAGCGGGATGACAAGGGCGGCGCCCTTGGTGTTGTTCGTCCTCGCGCGCCGCGCCTATCTCTGCTTCCCGCACCTGCTTCTCGGGCTGGCCTGCCTCACGCTCTGCATCGCCCTGGACGGCACGCCGCCGCCCGACCATCCCTACCTGCCGGCCTTCATCCAGGAACAAACCTGCCCGGACGATCCGACCGAAGCGTTTTCCGACGCGGTTACTGCATGGCCAGCCAAAAGCGCGCGCACGCCTGCACAGCTCTACGCGGAGCGTAGCGGGCGCGTGGCCTGTGCCGGCGTGCGCGCGCCCCCGCTGACGTCCCTGTAACACGTCAGATAAACGAAGGTTGAGAACCGCATTAATCAGCATTAGGAAGTGAACGAAATGGCCAAACCAAAAGATTTTCTTCGTCTCGATATGCTTGCCCGTGAAGATCGCAACGGGCGTCTATTCGTCGATCCGGGCACGGCGGCAATCGTCGATCTGTCCAAGGTCCGTTTGCTGCGTTGCGGCGTCGATACGGTCCGCCAGCTTTACCGCGGGCTGATCCGTCCCGAGATCATGGCGCTGTTTGAGAAGCCGGGCGCGATGGTCGAGTTCGCCGGGGAGATCTGGCACTCGGGGCGAGTGGGCCGGGACTCGGGCTACCAGTACAAGCTGCAGAACGCTGATCTCGGGTTCGTGCTGCTGATCAAGAACTTCAACGCCAAGTTGGAGCAGATCGGCCCGCATCTGAAAATCGAAGTCTCACCGCACGCCATCGACGCGCTGTCGCCGGAACGGTTGCAAGAGCGGATGGACTACTACGCCGCCGCCGTCATGACGCACCGCGAACGCAACCAGTGCGCTGTCCATCTCGCCCTAGACCTGCAAGGCTGGAAACCGCCGGTGGATCTGGTTGCACGCCTGCATTGCCGGGCCAGAACACACCGGGATATCTCGGGCATCAATCAGGTGGAGTGGGCGACGAAGTCCAGCGTCTACGGTCGTGGGGAAACGTCCATGTTCGGCTCCGCTGGTGGCGTCCAGCTCTGCATTTACAACAAGACCGAGCAGGCCCGCGCAACGGACAAGCTCGACTACTGGGAAAGCGTCTGGCGTCGGCGTGATTCGTTCGATGCAAAAGACCCGGAGAACTACAACCCGGCCCAGGACGTGTGGCGCGTCGAGCTGCGCTATCACCATTCGATCATCCAGCAGTTCGCCAGCGGCTCGGTAGACGTGAAGACCGGCCAAGCCATCGATACGGACTCCTTTGCCGCCTTCTCGGCACACCTCGACGGCCTGTGGCGCTATGGCCTGAGCCAGTTCAAGTTGCTCGCCCGGCCCGGCTACTTCGATCCGATCTGGACGCTCATGCGCGATGACGCGCGGGTCGATCTGCCGGTCGATTCCCTGGTCGATGAAACCGAGTACAAGCGCTACTACAAGACCTCTCGAGGCTTCTCGGGGAAGAACGTGGAGCTGTTCCTGGGAAACTTCGTAAGCCTGCTGGCACGGGAGCGAGTGGGCGCTAAGAAAGCATTCGAGACCTTGAAGCAATGGGATTGCTGGCCGGTCATCCGCGATCACTACGCCGCCAAGGATATGAGCGAGCGCGACCTCTACAAGCACATCAAGGATCTGCTGCAAGAACGGCACGTGAGGTGGGGCAGAGCGATCTGATGGCGATCCAGCAAACCGACGATGGCCGCTGGAAAGTCGATGTAGAGCCGATCAAGGGCAAGCGCTTCCGCAAGACCTTCAAGACCAAGGGCGAAGCTCAGCGGTTTGAGGCGACCTGTCGTGCCAAGGTGATCGACAAACCAGACTGGACGCCCAAGCCCAGGGACCGACGCAGGCTGCTGGAACTGATTGGACGCTGGCGGCTGCTGCACGGCCATGCGCTGAGCGACATTCACCGCACGGAGCTGGTACTGAACCGCATGGCCCGCGAAATGGGCAATCCGGTAGCCAGCCAACTGACCGGCGCGACCTATACGGCCTACCGGGCGGCCCGTCTCGCCTCGGGCACAAGCGGCAAGACGGTGAACAACCAGCTCGGCTACCTGTGCTCGGTGTTCAACGTGCTCCGCCAGCTCGGCGAGATCGACTATGAAAATCCGTTGGCCTCGGTAAAGCCGCTCAAGCTCCAGGAACGCGAACTGACGTACCTGAGCGACGCGCATATTGACCAGCTGTTTCGAGCGATCCAGGACCATTGCCGGACGCCGCATACCTATATGGTCGCGACGATCTGCCTTGCCACTGGCTGCCGCTGGGGAGAGGCGCAAGCGCTCCGACCGGAACGGGTGCGAGACGGGCACGTGCTGTTCGTGAATACCAAGGGCAAGCGTCGACGCTCCGTGCCGATCGATCAGGCATTGCATGACCGCATCCACCAGCACTTCCAGGAACACGGCCTGTTCACCAACTGCCGCGACAGCTTCGACTATGCCGTCAACATGTCAGGACTCAAGCTCCCGGCCGGGCAGAAAAGCCACGTGCTGCGGCACACCTTCGCCTCTCATTTCATGATGAACGGCGGCAACATCCTCACGCTGCAAAAGGTCCTGGGCCACGCCTCGCTGAACATGACGATGCGTTACGCGCACCTGGCGCCGGACTATCTCAAGGACGTGATTACCCTCGGCCCGATTCGAGGTTTTCGCCACTTCTACGCTGCACAAACTTGCGACAGAACGTAGAACCTCGCCGTGGCGGGGCGAATGTACGGCCGTTTAGTGGCAGTGGTAGTCGCCGGTTTTGTGGTTGCGATGGCAACCTTTCGAGTCCGTGCCGCCGCTGTGCGCGAGGGCTGAGACCGAAGTTATTGCGATCAAAGCGGCAATCATTACGGCGGAAATCTGTTTCATTCGAACTTCCTTCTTGGTTGCACGATGGAGTGATGTCGTAATGACATCATAGGCATCATGCTGCCGATAACAAACGGAAGTCTTGGGTTTTCGACACTTCTTCGACACCCAAGCCGAAGCCGCTCCGGTCGAGTAGCTGGAGGCCGCGTCATTCGGGGCTTTCAGAGGGGGAATTGGCGGAAGGCAGTGGGAGTCGAACCCACCCGGGAACGGCTGCCGCCCCCAACCGGGTTTGAAGCCCGGCCGCAGCACCGGCTGCGATTGCCTTCCTTATTGATTTACAACGGTTTTTCGTGCGCCGTTTGAGGCTCAGAAGCGGGAGTGTCGAAGAAGTGTCGAAAATCCCTAGCAGGCCCAAACGCTAACACGTCTTGCAGATGATCGGGTGACAGGTGCGCATAGCGCATTGTCATCGCCAAGGACGAATGACCCAAAATCTTTTGCAGAGTCAGTATGTTGCCACCGTTCGCGATGAAGTGGGAGGCGAAGGTGTGCCGCAGGACGTGCGACTTTTGTCCGGCCGGCAATCCGAGGCCAGCACGCGAGACAGCATCATCGAACCGATCCCGACAGTTGCTGAATGCGCCATGCACCCGCAGGTGATCGCGAATACGGTCGGCCAGCTTTGTATCGATCGGCACCACGCGACGCCGCTTCGACTTCGTGTTCACGAACTGGAGCATCCCGTCGCCAACCCGGCTGAGCGTCAGACCCTGCGCTTCACCCCACCGGCAACCCGTCACCAGACAGATCATGGCGATCAGCTCGACATGCGGGTGCGTCATGCTTCGCAGCACCTGGAACAATCGGTCGATCTGCTGAGCATTCAGGTACGACAGTTCCCGCTCTTGCAGCCGGATCGCTCGGAGCAGGCTTAGCGGATTCTCGAACTCGATTTCACCGAGTCGCCGCAGCTCATTGAACAGCGCACGCAGGTAGGAGAGTTCATTGTTCAGCGTTTTAGGGCTGATGCCTGACGCGATCCGCTTCGCGCGGTATTCCGCGAAGTCCGTCGCCGTGAACGTGACCGCTACCGGGTTCCGCAGGCGTTCAACCATGCGATCCAGAATGACGCGACGACCTTCGTAATCGGCCAGCGACCCGCCATGCAGGCGACCCCAGCAATCCACCAGCTCGGAGAGGCGGCGGCGATCCTTTGGCTTGGGTGACCACTGCGGGCTTTCGATCAGCTTGGATCGACAGGTTGCCTCGAAGCGCTGGGCCTCGCCCTTAGTCTTGAATGTCTTGCGGAAGCGCTTGCCCTTGATCGGTTCAACATCGACCCGCCAACGACCGTCCGGCAATTGCTGAATCGCCATTAGACAGCTCGCCCCCACCTCACATGCCGCTCTTGAAGCAGGCTCTTTATGTGCTTGTACAGGTCGCGTTCGGTCATATCCTTCGAGGCGTAGTGATCGCGAATCACCGGCCAGCATTCCCATTGCTGAAGCGTCTCGAATGCCTTCTTAGCGCCCACCCGCTCCCGTGCCAGCAGGCTTACGAAGTTTCCCAGGAACAGCTCCACGTTCTTGCCCGAGAAGCCGCGCGAGGTTTTGTAGTACCGCTTGTACTGCGTTTCATCGACCAGGGAATCGACTGGCAGATCGACCCGCACATCGTCGCGAATCAGCGTCCAGAGCGGTTCGTAATAGCCAGGGCGGGCGAGCAGCTTGAATTGCCCCAGGCCATAGCGCCACAGCCCTTCCAGATGCGCAGAGAACGCCGCAAACGAGTCCGTATTAATGGCCTCACCGGTTTTCACATCCACCGAGCCGCTAGCGAATTGCTGGATGACCGAATGGTGGTAGCGCAGCTCGACGCGCCACACTTCCTGAGCCGGATCGTAGTTGTCCGGGTCTTCAGCATCGAACGAGTCCCTGCGACGCCAGACGCTTTCCCAATAATCCAGCTTGTCTTGAGCGCGAGCCTGAAGGGTCTTGTTGTAGATGCCGAGTTGTACGCCACCGGCAGAGCCGAACAGGAACGATTGACCCTTGCCATAAGTGGCGGCTTCCATAGTCCATTGGATTTCTTTGATGCCGGAGATATCGCGGTTGGCGCGCGCGCGGCAGTGCATGCGGGCAGTCAAGTCGGCGGGAGGCGTCCAGCCTTGCAGGTCCAACGCCAGATGGACCGCACACTGGTTGCGTTCGCGGTTGGTCATTACAGCCGCCGCGTAGTAGTCCATTCGCTCTTGCAGCCGCTCAGGCGACAGCGCGTCGATGGCGTGCGGTGACACCTCGATTTTCAGGTGTGGGCCGATCTGTTCGAGCTTGGCGTTGAAGTTTTTGATCAGCAGGATGAAGCCGAGGTCGGCATTCTGGAGCTTGTACTGGTAGCCGGAATCTCGACCCACCCGGCCCGAATGCCAAATTTCACCGGCGAACTCGACCATCGCGCCCGGTTTCTCAAACAGCGCCATGATTTCCGGGCGGATCAGCCCTCGGTACAGCTGGCGGACCGTATCGACGCCGCAACGCAGCAGACGAACCTTCGACAGATCGGTCATCGCCGCCGTGCCCGGATCGACAAACAACCGGCCGTGCTTCGACGGAATTCCGCTTTGACGATCCAGCCTCGCTTGGTCTTTAACGCTCATTCTTGAATCTCCAACAATGTCCAATAACGGATGGTTTCAACTGGTTTTATCTGACGTGCTACAGGGACGTCAGCGGGGGCGCGCGCACGCCGGCACAGACCACGCGCCCGCTACGCTCCGCGTAGAGCTGTGCAGGCGTGCGCGCGCTTTTGGCTGGCCATGCCGTAACCGCGTCGGAAAACGCTTCGGTTGGATCGTCCGGGCAGAGTTGTTCCTGGATGAAGGCGGGCAGGTAGGGACGGTCGGGCGGCGGCGTGCCGTCCAGGGCGATGCAGAGTGCGAGGCAGGCCAGCCCGAGAAGCAGGTGCGGGAGGCAGAGATAGGCGCGGCGCGCGAGGACGAACAACACCAAGGGCGCTGCCCTTGTCATCCCGCTCTTGCCGCCGAGGGCTCGGGAGCGTGGGGTGGTGAAGCTACCCCACGCTCCCAGCGATAGGCTGTTCATGGTCGTGCAGGGTCAAGGGTGCGCTGCGCCCGTGCTTCCGTTCGACGGGACGGTGAAGCTGTCCCGACGAGCCGGGAGCGCGGCCCTTGACCTTGCAGAGTTAGGAAGGGCGACGCGGTCCAGTACGTTGCCGGAACCACGCCGGTCGCGGTGCCGCATCACCCTGATGGTGCGAATGTTGTGGAAGTAGATCTCGCTGGCTTCCTGCGTCGCTGAGCTGAGTTCGACGGCCAGAAAACACGGCGCGCCTTTCATGCCGTCGACCGGCAGCATTACGCCGGCGATGGTCACGCACTGCCAGAACGACGCCGGTTCTTCTTCCCACTGGGTTTCGATCAGTACCGTCTGGCCCACATAGTCAAACGCGGTCGCGGCATCCACGGCGAAGGGCTTATGCATGGCGGCGCTCTCCTTCCTTGAGTTCGGCTTGGCCCTGGAACAGCTGCGGCACCGGCAGGCGGTCCAGCACCTTGGCCGGGGCGTGACGATCACGAACAGCGCGGATGGTGTTGATGCTGTCGAAGTACACCTCTTGCGGCATGTCGTCTCCGATATCAAACGGCATGACGAGGAAATAGCCATCTTCGAAGACGCCCGGCACCGGCAGCACCACGCCAACCACGTGGTAGCAGCGCCAGAGCATTTCGTTGTCGTCCTCCCAGCTCAGTTCGACCAGAACGGTCTGGCCGATGTAGCCGATGGCGGTGATGGGATCGAACGCGAGAGCAGGCTTAGACATGGGCGTAGTCCCCTTCCTTGAACTCGGTTTTGCCCTTCTCCAGATCGGCCCGCAGGCGGGCAAGATTGACCATGCGGAAGTCGGCCAGCTTCAGGCTCGGGATGGCGCCGGAGTCGGCCCAGTTGATGGCCTCCTCAACCGATACGCCGCTCATTTCGGCAAAGGTCTTGATGCTGCACAGGTCGAGGCTGTCGTCTTTCTGGGCGCTCATAGCGGCTGCTCCTGCTGGGGTCTGTCCTGGGCGAAAGTGGCTTCGAGGCGAACGAGAATTTCGGCATTCAGGGAGCGGTGTGCGGCCTTGGCGGCTTGCTCGACCTGGGCGCGGAGTGCTGGCGGCATGCGCAGCTTGAATTGAGGGTCGAGGCGGCTCATGAATCCCACTCCTTTTCCATGAGCTGCTTGACCAGCAGCGCCACGTTGACCATCACGTACTTGCCGACCTTGTGCGACGGGATGTAGCCGTTGCGAATCCAGCCCCACACCACGTCGTGTTCATCGCCCATGCGAATCCAGTCCGCGAACTGGCGCCACGGCATGACCGGGGGCGCGTTGAGCAGGTCTATCGGCGGTAGGTTTCCTTCCAT